TGGGTATCTGGCATGGGAGAGGTCCACTGTCGCAGCAGGTAAAGATAGGCTGCTAATGATACCGGCGCTTTGGCCGGGCCGGGCGGCTAAAACTTAAAAACTGTCGATCAAAAACGCATCAGGCTTGCGCGGGGGCCAGCAGTTGGGTGGTAACCAGGGCGGCCAGGGCGTTTTCCTGTGTACCGAAGCGCTTGAGCAACAGGGCTTGTTTGTCCGCGCTGAGGCGGTTCCAGACTTCGACCATCTGTAACGCAGCGTCGAGTACGGCAGTATCTGGGGTGTCGGTCATGGCGGGGGTCTCGGTTCATTCAGGCAGTGTGGAAAGCGCTCAAAGCTGCGCTTTCCACACGGTCTGGTACGGCGTCAGTCCTGGCTTTCGCTGTCGACTGGTTTTGCTTCTTTGGCCTCAGGCTGCTTGTCGCTGGCCTGCTGCGGTGTTGGCTGCTCTGTAGGGTGCAGGCTTGGGAAGGGGAGATTAGGTATCTCGTGCATCGTCGTCGCTCCTCGCAAGGTCTGTTTTTTCAATCGCAGGTGATTCCGCGCTCTCAAAAAGCCTTGGCAGGATACAGCACTGCAAATGACAAAAAGAATTTTATGTCGGCGGATGTCGGAACTTTCATTCTTTAACGCAAGTGACATGAGGTCACAGGGCTAGAAAGGTACCTTGCCGAGGATCATGTCGCGGTACATCACGAAATCTCCCAATAAGCTGTAGAACGGGTGCTTAAACGTCGCTGGGCGGTTCTTTTCGAAGAAGAAGTGGCCAATCCAGGCAAAGCTGTAGCCGGCGATCGGCACCGCCAGCAGCAAGCCCAGCGAACCCCGACCAACGGCATAGGCCAAGATGCCAATCACCAGCGTGGTCCCGACAAAATGCAGGCGTCGGCAGGTGCTGTTGCCGTGCTCACTCAGGTAGTACGGGTAGAACTCGGCGAAGCTGTTGAATTGTTTGACGTTTTCCACGGTAGCCGGCCCTTTCATTGTTGTGCCGCCCAACAGATGTTCGGCGGGGAGCTTATTTGAGTCTAGAGTGATCAGTGGTAACAGCCAGTGACAATAGATGCCACTTTAGTATCCTTGGTCGCAGTCGCGTAAATTGCGGCCTGTAGAGGTGATGTTGTCATAACCTTGGCATTAGCTCCGAAAAGAGCCTCTGCCTTGCTGCCTGCCCCGGTGTCCGCCGACGGCATCCAGCGACCATAAATCCTTGCGATCATGGTCCAATCTTTGTGCCCCATCTGACTCGCCACCCACATCGGGTGCTCTCCGGCAGAAAGCATCATTGAGGCGTAGGTATGGCGCGTCTGGTACGGCCGGCGGTAGCGGACTCCTGACTTCTTCATCGCGGGAAGCCAGAGCAGCTTTCTAATGCGCCCAGACTCTTCCCATGGCTCGCCACTATGCGGGTTCATAAATATCCTTCCTCCCGCCAAAAATGTCAGAGCCTTCTGCTGGGTCAGTGCATCCAGGGCAGGCTTCAACAATTTCACCGTCCGACGGCCGCTCGCGGTTTTCGGTGTCTCCGGCGAATTCGCCGCTCGCGTTTTGGCGCGAACAATGCGAACCGATCCGCCAATCCAATCGACATCCCCCCACTCCAAAGCAATAAGCTCGCTCGGGCGAAGGCCCGTCCAGAACGAGAAGATCATCTGTGCGCGCTGATCCCGCGGTGTCGCAGCCAGAAGAGCTTCCTGTTCCTCGACGGTGAACGGATCGACATCATCGTCCTCCTTGAGCTCTTCCCGGTTTTTGTAGTTCCACCCGACCATCGGGTTGATCTCCAAGATCTCGTCTTCTACCGCATCATCAAGAGACGACCGCAAGCAGCTCTGCAGGTTGGTCATCGTCTTATTGCCAACCTTGTACTGCGAGAGCCGGTCCCTGACGTGCTTTCGGGAAAGCTCCCCCAATGAAAGGTGGCCGAACATCGGGATCAGCCGCCCTGCGATCATCTCCCGGTAGTGCTCGGCCGTGCTGGATTTGAGCTGAGCCTTCTTCTTATCCAGCCACTCAAGCAAGTAAACCCCCAGATTCTGCCGATCCTCCGGCGTTTTGAAAGCCAGGGCCTTCTTTGAATTTGGGAATGTCTTGGCGTAATCAAATGTGCCGCCGAGGATGGCGTGCTCAATTGCGGCCTTATGCAGCTCGGCCTTTTTCAGGTTAGCGGTGGTGGGCTTGAGTTGGACCCTCTCGCGGCACCGGACGCCCTGGTATTGGAATGTGATCTCGATACTACTTGCAGACGCGGCGCGGACGCCTCCCCCATCTCTACCCATGAGTAATACCCCTCAACATCTATAAGTACCCGACCGTCCGGCGCTTTCTTCCAGACGGCGTGCTTCGGCCAAATGCCGTCGCGGATTTTGGTTCGGATGGCATCTGGTGTATAGCCAGACTCTCGCGAGAACTGCTCGACGGTCTTGTATCTGACTGGCCCGCTCATAGCTCGCTCCCACGGCCCATTCCGGGCCGCGCTGAATTGTTGGTCATTTGGTGTCCTTGCCGCGCTGGGCGGCAGAAGGTGGGGGAGTGGGTTCAGTCGCTGCTGTAGCTGGAGCTGCTATCGCTCGAACTGGACGAACTACAGATGTCGCTCGACGAGTAGCTGCTGCCGCTGTCATGGCTGCTGTAACTGCTGGGTTCGCAATGGCTGTTCGAGCGTGGCGGGTCGTATGAGTCGACCTGATTGAGAGGGCTGAACGGGCTCAGCGGATTCAGCGGATTCAGTGGGTTGAGCAGATCCGATGACGGGTCGCTCCTGGTTGGCTGGGATGACGACGCGGAGAAGCTGCTGGCAGATCGACCGGCTGGTGTTGGCGTGGCGAGTTTATCGGCGGGCTTGCGGCGAAAGCGCTTTTTCAGGAAATCGAACATGCAGGAATGCCTCGCCCGCCGCTCACCGGCAGGCATGTAGGGGGATTGGGGTTAGGCGCCCTTGAACGGGACGACGTTTTCGAGTTCGCGCTTCACGCCTCCGGCATCGCGGAAGGCTTTCCATTCGGAATGGTGTGCCGGGCAGTAGTCGACGTTCGGCGCGACCTCGGTGGCGTGGAATTCACAGACCGGCCTGTCGCAGGTCTTTCCCTCGCCAACTGGGTAATCACAAAGCTGCGTTCCAACGTCACCGCATTCAGTGCAGTGCGGGCCAAGGTCTCCGCATAGGTGGCCGGTAGGCTTTCGGTTCTTGTCGTAGATCCGGTAGCACGCCATTACCCAGACATCCTGTAGATGAACACGTAGGCGAACCAGAGGGTGGCGATCATGGCGTCACCTTGATATTCACGTCGTCATGGATCCACTCGATGTCGAGCAGGTCATCGTCGTCGATCTGGCTTTCCCGCAGATCATTGCTGGCCAGGAGCTCCGCTACCTCGTCGTCATCGATGCCTTCAATGACCTTTCGGAAGTTCACGACTGCCTTGCCTGTGAGCACGACTGTTCTTTTCATGGTCGAGTTCGTCCTTGCCGCTATAGCGGCTGACTTTGAAGGGGGAGGGGTTACAGAGAGGGGTTGAGGCGTTTCAGCTCGTCTAGGCAGGCGTTCCAGCCAGCCAGATAACCGTATTCTGATGCGGGGTTATCACTGTAGTGAGGGCCGCTTTCGACAGACACCCGAGCAGGTAGAGCAGCGTCACCGGCTCGCCTGTTCCAAAACTCTACTGGTGCGCCAACGCTACATGGATCGCATTCTGCGAATGGCCATGGTCTACCGTGGTTATCAACGTAATCTGCAGGAACATAGCGCGGTTCCTTTCCGCAAAATGGGCAGTTCAGCAATTCTGGTTTCTCGCTAATCACTTGAAAACCTCCCCGCATTCAGGGCAGCCGATCTTGCTCGCCTCACTGTGGGCGCACTCATCACTGCTATCTTTGATTTCTGCAACGCTTCGACCCAGCCAGTCTCCGATCCGGCGCATCAACCTGAATTCCTCAGGGCTGCGCCCGACGCCGTCATCGAACCACTCAAGTACTTCTTCAAGCAGCGCGGCAGCGTTTCTGGCATCAGACTCGGCGTTGTAAAGTGGATCGTTGAATTCCCCACTCTCCATATGATCGCCACTGGGCTGGGCGTCTGACGCGGTTCCTGCATTGAAGTTTCGACCTGATGAAGGCATGAAACTAAGGTCGATGAAGCATTCCCCGAACTGGATACCTATCGTCTGAACCATTCGCCCATGCGGTGCAGCAGTCAAATCACCGATGCGGCGAATTCCGTAATCGGACTCAATGGCTGCGATCACAGCCTCTGGCGAGGATGGGTTGTCAATCCATGGAACAGCTATCAGGTCCATATCGCGAGCCAGGGATCCGTGCACTGCAAGCGCGTAACCATTGGCTCGGGCGATCTCTGCCAGCCCCGGATACAAGCACATGTAGGTCGGTGCATTGTTGGCTTTCGGTTTTTGGCTTAATTCACTCATAAATCACCTCAGCAAATCAGTTGTGCCAGTGCCAGCAGGCACCAGTAGTAGGCGGGGAGTTGGGCTACGCAGTCGGCGACATTTTTGGACATGGCAGATTCCCCGATCCAGGATGAATCTCTCCGCACGCCAGGCACTTGAACTGCCCGGGCGCGACGATGCGTTGGTTTTCAGATTGCAGTGCGACCCTTGCCTTAAGGCCGTGATGTACTGGGCACATAGCCGCCGCCCATATACCTCTGTGTCCTTTCGGTGGGCAGCAGCAACCAGCGGGCCTTTCATCGCCGCCACCCTCTGCTGGCTTGAATGCGGCGTCGATCCGATCAAGCAAGCCTCCCGTGATGAAGTCGTGCAGTTCGACGGACGCCTCTCGCAACAACCCCTCCAGCACATCCGCCCGCTCATCCGCTGCGGTCAGGCGCTGTTGCAGGGAGTCACGCTCTTTGATCGCGAGCGCGTGCTTGCGCCGCCAGTGCAGCACGGCGTCCAGTTCTTCAACCGTTTGAATTGGCTTGTTCATGCTCATGACCTCAATTGTCTGTGCCGGTGTAGGTGCGCCATGGCACCTTCACGCCGTTGACCAGAAAGCCCCAGTCACCACGCCACTTGCTGGTGATGAAGAGGGTGTAGACGCCGCCTGGTGATATCTGGTCGATGCGGTGGTACTCGCCGTGGTTGAGGCGGGCGGTGGCGCCCGGGTTTCGAGTCTTCATCGAAACCTTGAAGAGGTCGTCGAGCTCCTCCACCCACATAAGAGGGCCAGGCTTAGCTATGTCGGCGATGCCCGCAGGCTCCAGCCGCTCCTCGGTGTACGAGCCGCGCAGGATTACCGTGCGGGCGTTCCACGGGTGGTCGTGCAGATCCCGGTCTTCGTCGTGCCGCATGATGTGGTGCACGCGGAACGACCATGGGCACCACCACAGTGCTGGCTTGTGCGTTTCGCGGGAGTAGGGGTTGAACAGCCACCAGCGGCCCATGTACATCTCGGCGCCGTCGGCGGACATGATGTGCAGGTACGGGGTGCGCTGGGCGCGGGTGATTAGCCAGGCGGCAACAGCTGGGCGCGCGAGCAGTTTGGCGACAAGGCGCCAGAACAGGTTGATCACGGGGATTCCTTGCCGGGCCATGTCCGGGCGGTGGAGGGTGGGAGTTACGCGGCGTGTGCTTGGCGTTGCTCAGCGCGCCACGGATCGTTGGCTCGTGCCAGCGCAGCCATCGGCGGCGGGCTTACGCTGTTGCCGCACATGTGCACCTGCTGCGTCTTGGTGAACGGCTTGCCGTCGGCGCCGTGGCTGATGATGTAGTCGGCCGGAAAGCCCTGGGCCTTGTACAGTTCAGCCGGTTTGAGCATCCGCAGGCAGATGTCCACGATCACATAGGGCGTTCCCTTGACCATCACGGTGACCATGGCCAGGCGGTCCTTTGTGGTTATCGTCGGCGCCGGCGAGTCGCATGCGCTGATGTTCTCGGTACCGTAGTAGCTGATCAGGAAGGCGGCGACGCGAAGGGCACCGGCTTCGTGCTCAGGCGATAACGTGAGCGACACCAGCGAGCTCTTGCCACCGCCGCCGGCTGTGATGGTCGGCGCCGGCTCTTCCAGGCCCTGGCCAACACTGCCGCCGAATGCCCGCTCCATGAAAGCGCTGACCAACCCGTGGTGCTGGCCGCTGGCGCTGACTGTGTGCAGTG